AGTGAACCACCACATTATTTATTTTTAAAACAACGTGTTAAAAACACCTTTGACTACTTGGTTTATAAATGACTAGTGCCCACTCAGAGACTTGTCCGGTGATCTAGGGATTCTTTTTTTTCTTCATTGCTTTTTTTGTTAACAAAACGTTAACATAGTGAAGTGGAGAAAATTATGAGTAAAAATCAAAATCAAAAAATGGTCGGCTTTAGAGTATCTTCAGAAACACACGCTGAGCTATCAGCTATTTCAACTGAAGAACAAATGCTTCTGTCTAGTGTAATCAGAGCATTATTGAGGATCGGCATTGATGAGTATCGAAAAGCTAAAAGCAGAGCTTCAACAGGCTCAAATCTACTTCAACTTTTGGACAGAGAATAGACACTTACCCACAGCTGCGGAAACAGCTGACTATTTCGCTGGTCGATTAGCTAAACTTAGAAAGAAGATTAAGGATGTCGAAGACAAGCATAAACATAATTCAGATCTTGGGTGATGTTGTTGAAGCTCCAACAATGGAACAGAATCAATACACTCAATACTTGAAGCTAAAAGTCCGGACCGTTGAACGCTATCCACACAAAGGAGAGCAAAAGCAACAGATTGAGATTCATGAGCTTCGAGTCTTTGGCCAACTTGGTCGATTCATGAGCGACACTACACAACAGGGAGACACAATCTATTGTGAAGGAGCGCTCAAGAGCTTCGATAAACAGTTCTATATCAACGTTAAATCAATCCAGACAATCATCAAGGCTAATGGCCTTCTTCCTCCTGAAGACATGGATCGAAGATACCCACAAAGGAAAGTTTAAATAAAGGAACACTGACATGAACGCAAAAATGAACTTTGGACAGAAGAATGGAGTATTCTTTGAAGAGCTTTTTTTAAGCAAGCTTCAAGAACATATGAAAGTCCAATCAAGTGATGGTACTCGATTTAAATACTGTTGTGATATAGTGGCAGATGATTGCTTAGTCGAAGTTAAAAGTCACAGAGATTGGAAACAAACACAGACAACTCAACAGGTTTTGACTTCTATTACTCAAAGCTCGGTTAATAAGTATTCAAGTAATGGTGTGCCTTGCGGTTTATTATTACAGCTTTCTAATTTGTTCAAAGAAGTGAAAGAATACAATAAAAAAGCGATGGTTATTGCTGGAGTTTACAGCGAAGAAGTCAATCAGCTTTATCAAGTTTTCTTGAAAGATGGAGATAAAGCTTTTGGGAAATATAAGTTCTATGACATTTTATTAATGGATCAAGATTGGTCCGGGCTTTGTCGTATATCAAGCAAAGATTTCTGGTCATTTGTTAAAGGTAATTCAAGTCATGTTTTTGTTAAACTTGATGGATTGATCGACTTATTTCGTGAGTTTCGACATCATATCGAATCAAAAGATCCCACTCAAAAACTTCTTAACTCTTCTATGTATCATGACACCATCGGTGCGATAGATGAAGTATTGAAATACTGCACAATTAGAGAAGTTGATGAACAGCAACGTAACCTTGAGTTAAACTATAGTGACTACTCTTGGGGCCATGATAATGTTCAAACTTGGGGACAAAATACAACTGAGAAAAAGCAACTTGAGATCAATATCGAGAAACAACAGCTAGAAATCAATCTCGATAAACCAACACAGACTTGGATTGAAAAAGAGAAGCAAGCTCAAGCTCAAGCCGAACCTGTTGAAGCAGTGGCCGAACCTGTTGAAGCAGTGGCCGAACCCGTTGAAGCAGTGGCTGAAAGAACTGATGGATATACTTATCCAATTATTGAGCAAGACAAATGTGATGTAATCAAGATCCTTAAACCAGAAAACCTTAAAAAGATCGAAGATGGTATCAGGAACCAAGTGAAGCTTCGTGATTTAAGCTTAGACTTTGGATATTCAAATGTTTATCTAACAGGCACTATTACGAGCGATAGAGCATATAAAAGTGAAAATTGGCTTACTTATAGAAAGTGGATTCTCAATCTGATGGATGAAGTTGGTTATGATCACAAACCTACTGCCAGCATTGACAGTATTGAGTCAGCACAAGAGCAAGTTAGAAAATATAGAACACAAGTTTCAAATTATGAAATAAAATTAGAGAAACAAGCCAAAAAGCATCAAGAAGAGATTAGTCAGATTCGCCAAGATCTTGATCAACCAAATCAAAATAAATTGGTAATCACAGAACTAAAAGAAAGACTTAGCAGTATGAACGAACTTCATACTAAGCAGCGCAATGAGATTAACGAACTCAAAGCTAAATTAAATAGCAAGGAGATAAATCAAGTGGATGAAACAACAACTTTAAAACTCGAAGCATATCAAGCCGAAATCAAGAAGCTTCAAACTCAACTCGAAGAATCACAGGCAGCTTTTGATAAGCTTATTGATGAAGCTGTAACAATGAACCTAGAAATCAAAGATCAAAAGCTTGAGATTGAACAACTAAAGGCCAGCAGTAGCGTAATCAAAGATCAACAGATTATTGACAGCTTGCTCTTGTTAATCGAGAAGCTTAAATAAAAGCAGAGCAAAAGCTTTCGCTTGCTGTACTCGACCAAAAGAAGCTTAAGGAGTTTAAAGTGAAAGTTGAATATCAAATCAGAATCTTAGCCATCCAATATCATCGGCTTGGATTCACAAATAGACAGATTGCTGAGACATTCAACAAAGCTGGATTAAAAACACCTAAAAGCAACAAGTCATTCAATCATCAAGCAGTAGCACAACTAATCAAAAAAGGGACCGGGCATGAGTAAGATTTATCAAGATGGAAATGGGACAGCCAATTTGATCGACTTTATGGGAAGTGATAAGCGCGTAGTTGATGCTGCTAGAGTAAGCTTCCTCAAGGATGATCATGCTGACTCACAGCTAACAGATCGAGACAAGAAGCTGATTAAGTTCTTAGCAGCGCATAATCACACTTCACCTTTTGAGCATTGCTTGGCCACCTTCGTTCTTAAAGTTCCCTTGTTTGTTCGCTCTCAAATCATGAGACATAGAACCTTCTCATACAACGAAGTAAGCCGAAGATACACTTCTGAACAGATCGACTTTTGGAAGCCAGACACTATGCGAGGACAAGCTAAAGATAATCTTCAATGCTCCGATGGTGTTGTTGAATCAAGCGAAGCGGACAGCATCTTCAAGATTGCTACTGAGTTTAGTTTTGCTAGTTATCAACAACTTATTGAAGCCGGTGTTTCTCGTGAGATTGCTCGTGGTGTATTACCTCAAAGTACATACACGACTTTTTACATGACCGGAAATCTCCATAATTGGATCAAGTTCATCAAGCTTCGTGATCATGAACACGCTCAACCGGAGACAAGAGACATCGCTCAACAGATTAAAAGGGCGCTTGAAGTCTGCTATCCTAATTCTATGGAAGCTTACTTTGGAGGTGATCATGAGTAAACTCTATAAAAATTGGGCAGTTCATAATCTTTTCTCTCATCCAATTATGGAGATTGTATATTTGTTGAGCTTTGGTAAAGCTGAACGACTCTGTAATTTTATACATGACGTGACTATTCCAGATCATACTCCCGGCGAAGGCAGAGGATAAATCAATGAATGATGAACACTTAAAACTCTTTTGTTTTGAACTCGATCAACGTGGTTTCTCAATCAATGAGATTCAAAAGGCGATCATTACTAATCATGATATTGTTCTTTGTTTGGAAGATGTTGAAGGTCTATTGCGTGATGCTAAGAATGAACAAGGCGAACAAAAACACGCACGCACGAGGGAAGCTAAGGTCTTGAAGGCTCTTTGTGAGATCAAGCAAAGGCTTGTTCATACTGATTGCTCTCCGCTTCAAAGAGAAAGTGAAGCGCTTTATCAAACTATTTGGTCCGTAATTGGAGAACATTATGGCTGGAACAAAGAAGAAGACCTCGAAGACACCGAAGATCAAGAGGAAAACAAAAGCTCAAATTGAGCGAGAGAAGAAGCAGGAAGCTCTCTTGGAGAACATAAGGGCAGGGATGTCCATTGGCGCTTCATGTTCTCAAGCCGGTGTTGGTCGCACAACTCACTATGATTGGTATGAGAAATATGCTGACTATGCTGAAGAAGTTGATGCTGCTATTGGCTTCTCTGAAGCTGTCATGCTTGCCAAGCTTGATCGGTGCATTGACGACAAGATGGATTGGCGTGGATGGGCTTGGAGATTGTCAAAGCGCTTCCCTGATCTTTATGGCGACTTGAAGCAAATTGAAATGAATGTGAGCAACAAGTCAGATGGATCAGAAGAAGTTCTAAGCATGATGAAACAGCTAGAAGCACAGGTCCAAAATAAGGAAAGCCTAGTCGAAGAAGCAGGGGAGAACTCTGCTGACGACTAGGCCATCACTGACATGAATACTTTGACAAGAAGTATCGAGCGGAAGACTAAATCAAATCATGGCGGAAATCAAACTAAATCCTTTACAGCTTGAAATCATCAAGGGCATCACTCGAAAAGACAAGGTGATTGCTGCGCGTTGCGGGTGGGGATCCGGCAAAACTTCAGCGCTTGTCTTCTCCATTCTATACCTTGCCAAGACTCGACCGGGCACTTCTTCCCTGTTGGTCACCGACACAACTCCAAGATACAACTCTGTCTTGATGCCAGAAATGGAGAAGTGGCTTGGTCCTCTTGGTTGGACTTATAACCACACCATGAAGCAATGGACCGACCAACACACAGGAAGTCAAGTCTGGTGTCGCTCCTACTTCCGACCGGGAACGAGAGAAGCAACTCATAATCCTCTTGAGGGTTTGAATGTGACAAGTGGTGTTTGTTTGATTGATGAATGTCAGACACTCACTATGGAAGTTGCTCATAAAGCTCTTGGTCGTCTTCGTGCTGGGCCAAGTCCTATCTTGATTCTTGTTGGGCTTCCGGTGGTCGATGCTTGGTGGGTCAACATGGCTGAGAGTCAAAACATCGCTCCTTTGTTCTTTAGCTCATATGTCAACCAAGACAACTTGGCTGAAGAATGGTTTGAAGCGACCAAGATGCTACCGGCTGACGAGCGAGAAGCCATGATCATGAATAAGCCAAAGCCACCAAGCGGATTGATTTAT